GAAATTTTTTGTTTGTGATTTTGAAAAAGTGCCATTTTAGATACGAATTTTGTATTTGTACATAGTATTTTACATATATTATATGTATATATTATGTAAATAGTATATATGTTCGTATATATATATATATAAATAAAAAATACAATAAATGTATCTGAGATTATTAAGTTTGAGATACGAATTTTGTATCTGAGATTTTTGGGTAAATTTTGGTCTGGTGAAAATGGGTCAAAAATACAAAAATCGTATTTATTTTTAGGTTTTTTTAAAATGCAAATGAATTTTTGTCGGAAGTTGGTTAGCAGAGTGGGTTTATGAGTGCTAATACGTTCTTATCGCCTTTACAGGCGTGCGTGTAAAATTGGAGTGGAAGAGTGAGAGTTGGCTGGGATGGAATCGTGTCAATATTATTTTATTCTTTTATTATATATTTTAATTTCTATTGTGAATTCAGGACTCCATCCTTCATATATGTATCCTTTTAATATGGCTGATCCAAATTCTCTTTGTACAGTTTCTATTATATAAATTTCTGATTTAATGTATTTTGATATTACTTGATTTATAGTACATTTTCTATAACTATAATATGTTTTATTTCTATCATCTTCAAATGGATATTGTCTTGTTTCTTTTATTCTTATCATTTTATTTCCTTCCTTTCTTATTTCTTTTTGGTATAAACTTTTCATTAGTATATATTATATGATTTGCTGTTCTATAATATTTAGGTTTACAAGGTGGTTTTATACCATTTCTTTGAAGCATTTCATCTACTTCTTTTTTACATATAATCCATTGTTCTAAATAACTTATCTTTCTATGTTTTTTATTATATTCATTTGTTGTATTCATTGTTATTAATTCTCTGTAATCACTATACTTCATTTTATTTACCTCCTATAATTATAGAAGCAGGTTGTTACGCCTGCTCCTTTTCTTTTAATGCTTTTGTAATTACTTTATTTAGTTTTGCTATTTCTTTTTTCATTGTATCAATTTCTGATTGTAGTCTGTCTTCATGTTCTTTTTTGATTGATGTATCTGGTTGTAATTCACTTGGATGTGCTAATTGTATACCATATGCTCTATTTTTCTTAGATTCTTCTTTAGCATGGTTCATTAATATTTTATGTAATTTTTCTACTATTACTATTGCTTTGATGTATTCTAAATATTGTGTATCATTTTGAACTACTTTCATCATTTCCTCTTCAGTGCTGTAATAAGGATAATACTGAGGATGTTCATCATTTACTTTTTTATCGTTTATTCTTTTGATATGTGCATTGACTACATCTATTCTGATTGTTCTAACTGCATCTAGTATTTCTTCTTTTGTTGGTTTAATTGTCATGCTCTTTTCCTCCTTTCTATTAGTTTTCTTTGTTACTACTTTCTTAGTAACTGTTGATTTTCTTGATGTCTTCTTTTTAATTTCTTTTGTCATTTTTATTACCTCCTATTTGACAAGGATCTATATTCTCTCTAAGGATTATATAAACCCTGGGCGGGGCTTAAATTTGTATTTCCCTGCTCCACACTATATACCTTTCGTGTATTTATTTGTGTGTGTTTATTAATAAAACAAAACAATTTCTTATCTATACAAAACTGCCCTTGTGTGATACACTCAAAGTATGAAATCTATATACATGTTTCGCAAATATGTTGCACATCAGTATAGTGGGCACAGATTGCGTGCCTGGCTATATTATAGGCTGTACAAATACTACAGCAGAAAGGAGGACTATGATTAAGCCACACAATATACCGATCTTTCACATTCATCAACATGTGCACAAGACTTATCACTACCCAGAATCTAATACACCAATTGAGCATCAAGTCCATCATTGCCATCACCATGGTATAATAGACAATGCTCCACGTAAGAACTGGGATTCCTGTTGTTGCATGTACCCTGGGCACCACGCTGAAATGCATCCGTATAGACACAATCCACACCATGGAAATTTAGACGGACCAGAGAATAGGAGCTTCCTATTTCCACCAGCTATATGTGTACCATGTAACACAGACCACGCATTAAAGCATTACAGTCACACTTGTAACTGCTACGATGGTCTAGGTAATTATTATCCAGATGAAAGATGTCAGTGTAGATTCCACAATCCTAACAATCAGATACAACATACAGAGCACTACACACCACCATTTAATTCTTTCCCTGAGAATAACATAGACTATCCAAATAATTTTTATATAGAAGAGGAGATGAGAAAATACTATGAGTAATCACTACCCTCATCCAGATAGGTATGTACCTTCTAGATATCTACCAACTCATTACTATCGTAAGCATCATGAGTTTGGTATTCCGTTTAAAAGGTATCCACTTAACTACGATGAGCATGAAGAGTCTGGATATTACATAGATTTCAACCAGACACATTTAGTGTATGCCGTGCCTTGTACAGATATTACATTCTCTAAAAGATATAACAGGGATGACCTAAAGAATGAAACTATCGATACAACTGCAGAGACTAGAGAAACAGTCGGAACAACTGCAGCAAGGTACCACGAGAATACACACTCAAGACATTACCCACACTGTGCACACTCAAGTCACGTGCAAGGCTTTGATGTCTTGACTATATCTAAACTTATGAGTTACGACATGGAGTTATATGACGTAACACCTGAAAGACTAAAAGTTCTATTTGAAAACTTTGCATGTCCACAAAGAGACACTGTTGTATTTGAACATGTATGGATTGAACAACATAAGTTCTTAAGTATGTACTTCAAAGTACATAAGAAACCATTACTAGACTACTGCTTATTCAGATTCCCTGAACCACCAGTATGTCCAGGACCTGTTCCACCTACACCAACAGATCCACCACTTGTAGTAAGTATAGTACCTACACAATATTATGTTGACCCAGAGACGTGTGCTCTAAGTGTAGACCTACTTGTTACATTCAGTGAACCTGTTGATAAGATTGATTCTGTTACAGACTACAGAGAAATATTCTCAGTTATTAACCCAGATGTATGGAACGTAGATGATAAACAGCAAGTTGTTTTATCTGTTACTAAGGATGCAGGATACCAAGCTGTATGGACTGTAAGAACTACAATAGATAACGCATATAACCAGACACAAGATAAACTTGAAGTTACTGTTGACCTACGTAAGGTACAAACTGAAGCAGAAGTACAAGGAGTAGCTACACAAATGTTACCTGTAGATTTACAAGCAGGACTACACAATCGCATTGGTATGGTATATGAAGACGTTGTATTTGATTTAGATAATGATACAACTACTATCTACATTGCATTTGCTAAAGATTTAAGTCCTTATGAAGAAACTGTTTATCTTACTGGAACTGAAGCTGCTACTGAAGCTAGATTACAGTTAACTTACGATTCTGTTTCAGGACAAACTTATTATAGTGGAACACAAAGTCCATCTGAGATTAACTTAAATGTTCAACACAATGGACACAACTGTGTAGAAATTGTTTACCCTGTTGCTGTTAATAAACCATATCCACAAGCACCAGGTGTTATAGATACATCTTATAATGTATGGTATACATTACAGGCTTATCTATTTAAGACAGAAGACAATTATCTAAACTATGAAGAAGGAGCTCAAATTCAACACAGCATCTTTGAAAAAGTAATTGAACATTATGAATTTGCTAGTGTATCAGCACAAGCTGGATACTCAGATACATTACGTGTACTTATGCCAGCTGATAGTATTGATACTATATGGGCATATTATCAAGAAACATGTTATGTACCAAACAATCCATGGTCTTGGGAAGACAGAGTAAATGCTACAGGATATTCAGTTGGAGCATATGATGCTGAACTTGGTGGATTCTGGGTAAGCTACACATTCCCTGAATTTGCAGATGACTTTGAATGTACATTTGAAATTCCAGGTAATACTATAAAAGCTACACCTTCTGGATATTACAACAGTGCATTCACTGTACAACATCCTGAAGAACCACCACAACCAATACACGGACCTGTACTTACTATAGTGCAACAACAAACAGAATCAGATGAATATCCATATTTAGCTAAGTTTACATTTGATCAATCTGTAGAATATATAAACCAAAGTAACATTTATATATCTCCAGCAAGATATTTAGACTTAGTTACATATACAAATGATATGAATCTAGCAGAGTTTGAAGCATACGTTCAAAGTTATGTAACATATGCTAGTCCTCAAGCACTAGATGAAAAGTTTAATTCATTAATGGATCCAGATGCTGCTAAAACATTTATGGTAGGAAATCAAACTTTACCTGCAGGAACTGTTAGAGCATACTTAGAAACATCTGACCCAAGTAATATTGTTAGTTACTTATCTGAAGTATTTGAACATTATTCTTATATGGGAATGTTTGATTTAAACGGTGATAATGGAGATGCTCAACCAATGTTTGTAGAATATCTAACAGACATTGCTACAGATAATAGCATTACACTTTCTGATATAACTACAGATCCTACATATAAAACTATATTAAACGCAGCATTGTGGGCATTCAGTGATGTAGTAACATACTTCGCTAACAATGAACACGCTGTTGATACAGACCTTCAGTCTGAACTAAACGACATCTATAATGATGTACCAGGACAAATGCCTGCTGACGATGTTCTATTAATTAAGAATATGATAGATGTTATTAGTATTAACTATAATATATCTACATCAGACTTATTAACAAACACAAGTAACGCTCAAATGTTACATGAAACAATCAATCATTGTATTAAACCATTTGTGCTATATTCAATATTAAAAGACTTTACTGAAACTAAAGAGTATGAACAAATCTATAACATTGTTAATAATACTCTTGTTGGTAGCGATCCTTTAATAAACATTTATATAGATGATATTAACTTTGACTACTATGGTAGAGTTACAGGACAAGGTTCTACAGAACTTGCTGCAGCACTTGATGGTGCTTATGACGCAACTAAACCTTGTAGAATATTATTCCAAGTTAATGCAGTTCGTAACCCAGACACTGGTATGATAAATAATGAAACAGTTATATATCTAGGAGGGTGGGATACACCACCAACTACACCAACAGTGGAGAGTACTGCAGGGTACTATGACAGTTCTCAGTCTGTTCCAAGACAATACTTCTTTGTAGTAGAGTTCGATCAACCAATACAAATCTTAGACCCAGATAGTCCAGTATCAGAATTAACTGATGGTGTTAATGTTGCTAATGAATACGATTATGTGTTATCAAATAATAATAAAACATTAACATTATATTATGACACACCATCACCTGACTGGATTGGAGAAGCTGCTGATTTAACTCTTACACTACTAGGATTACAAATAGCACATGAAGATGATTCATCACTTGTTGTACCTCAACAAGATATAACTGGTATTACAATAACAGATGTTACTCCTGTAGAAGCTAACATAATTGGTACTAGTTATGTGTATGACTCAAGTTGGGAACACCCATATCATGCTATCTTTGATTTAGACAAAGATGCACTTACAGCTCAAAACGGTGTAACTGTTAGTGATGGTGTTAACACAGCAACAGCTGTATCATCTTATGTTGCAACAAACCCTGACCTTGGTACTTACCAATATATTGCAGAGTTTGATGTACCACAAGGTACAGACTGGATATCTGATGGAGCAGGAAGCTTAACTGTAAATGTTCCATGGGCTGCATTTGTTAGTGCAGTAGAATATGGTTCTGTACCTAACACACAATTCACAGAAGGTACTGTTGCATTTATAAATCAAGCACCAATGTTAAATTTAAGTTATGATAACTACATAACATATGATGCAAATGCTACAGGTGATGAATATAGTGTTACTATAGCTGAACTAGATGGTGTTCAATTCCAAGCAGATGCAAACTTTAGTGATATTAAATTAACAGACGGTGTTAATTCAGCATCACCAAGTTCGTATTTATTCGGACCAAGTAATGTTGTATTAAAATTTGCTGAAGATACTCCAGACTGGATTCCAGCAGCAATTCTAAATGGAACACTACACTTAGATGTTCCTGCTGATTCATTCATAGATACAGCTACACTAACATTATCTAATCCAATTACAACTGCTGCATTCTTTGGTATAAACAACGTTACACTAGAAGAAGTACAATTCTACGATGGTTATGATGGTTCTAGATTCCAAACAGTTTTCGTAACACACGGAACTCAAGTTAATCCTGAAACACCACCAAGCCATTCTGGATATACTTTCGATAATTACTATACTGATAATACGTACACAACATTGTTTAACTTCAGCCAAGGTATAACAGGACCAACACAAGTTTGGTGTAAGTATAATCAGAATCCAACACCAGTAAATCCTACAACGCCTGTTTATAATAATTATCAAGTAATTCACACATACTCAGGAACTTATTCACAAACAAATACATTACAAATGACAATGAATGTTGAAACTGCACAAAGTGGAACAACTGCTAAATATAGAGCTACAGGAAATGTTAAAGCCGTTCCTGGTCCTGGTGCTTCTAGTACAACATATACAAACAATGGTGTTAAAGTTACTATAACTATTGGTGGAGTTTCTATTACTTCAGCGGCAACTGGAAACTTAGTTTCTACTGACGATCCTAAGAGTTATAATACAGGTTGGTTAGAAGTACCAAATGGTGTAGGAACTGGTACAGCATCTATGAGTATAGCTGTTAAAGATGCTACTACTGGTGGTGGTAGTGGTTACTGTAATTATAGTGATACTGCTTCTGTTAATAAACCATATACTCAATAATTACATTGACATTAAAAACAACATAACATATAATGAACTTAGGACGGTTGTCCTTAGTTTTATACGCGGGGTGCCACTACCCCGTTTTTGTTTTTAGGAGGAACTATGAATATAAAATTAGGAGATGACTCACTTGATGTATTAAGTTATTTATTCATCGGTGAGCAAGAAGTAGACGGAGAGCGTAAAGCCTGCGTTAGCGTGTGCCCTAACACGCCATTTACCGATGCATTAGATTTATATGCTACGCTTGGTAAACAAATATTAGATGGATATTTAGTCTCTGCATTAAATACACCAGATAATAAATTAAGTGAAGCAGAACTTAAAGAAAAGTTCTATGATGCATTTAATGTATACGTTTCTAATGTTCTAGCCGCTTTCATTCCAGACAAAGATTTAAGACCAGATATGACTATGGATGCAATTATGCAACAAGAAGACAAGATGGTCGAAGAAGCTTACTCTAAAATAAATAGAGAAGACAGAAGAAAGGCAGCAAGAAACATTGCTAGAGAAAAAAAGAGACTTTCAAAAATGTCCTAGATGTGGTTCGAAATTAGTACCGACTCTGAATTTACTTGAAGGTCCATCTACTGATTGGCTTGAATGCACAGAATGTAATACTTATGTTGATACATATATTCCGATGCGTCACCAATACGAGGTGCACCGAGATGCACATAGGATTCTTGGTAACTTCGGAGCCTTCGGTACTGGTAAAACTAGGACAAGTGAGAAAGAACTTGAGAAACATATCTTAATAACTCCTGGAGCTACAGCTCTTGTAGGTGCAAATGTTACTTCTCAATATGAACAAACTATACAAAGAGACTTTGAACGTAGTTTTCCACTGGCATTTATGAAGAATAAGAGTCAACAAAAGTCCTACATTGACTTCGTTAATGGTGCAAGACTTCTGTTCAGACCCTTCGATGACCCAGATAAACTACGTTCTTATAATTTATCCTTTGGTTTAATACTAGAAGCATCAGAATGTAATGCTGATTCCTTCCATGTACTCAAGACACGTCTAAGAAATACTGCTGCAACTGTGTTTGAGATAGATGAACACGGTGAAATTGTCAAAGATGAGCATCATAGACCCCATGTTTTGTACGATTGGCGTAAATTATTGTGTGAAAGTAACCCAGATTCAGGGTGGATACGTACAGATTTGTTGTTAGTAGCAGATAAAATCCACAAATATGGTAGTGTTGAGGCTTCATTTGAACAAGATCCACTAGAAATTGACCCACTTGTAGCTGCACACGTTGCATCTACTGACGTAAATGTGTACTTACCACCAGATTATATAGAGATGAACTCTAAAAATAAGCCTGATTGGTGGGTTCGTAAGTTTATTTACGCTAGTTTCTCGTTTGCAGAGGGACTTGTGTACCCTAAAGCTGTGGATTCTTTCATAGATCCTGTACCAATTGACCCAACATGGTTAAGAATTGCAGCACATGACTATGGGTTGTCTGATATGGCTACGTTTGTCTTTGGTGCTATAGATCCAAAGGAAGGAATCTTGTATATTTATAAGGATATTCGTATAAATAACAGAAATATTAAAGAACTTTCTGATATTTTTAAGGAAGCAGCCAAAGATATTCCTATTGGTGGATGGTACACTGTACCAATCATAGACCCAAAGAGTAACAAACGTGACTTTAATAAGAAAGATTTGATTACACATTACGCTGAGTATGGAGTACAGTTCCAACCAGGGTATGTTAACCTAGAAGCTAGGATATTTAGATTAAATACCTACTTCGAAACAGGAAAGATTAAGATATTTAATACATGTACTGGACTTTGCAAAGAACTTAGAGAGTATAAGTTCCCTGAAAAAACATTAGGACAAACTAAGAACACTGATAAACCTATAGATGCACGTAACCATAGCATTAACCCTATTGAGTGGATGGTTATGGAACTACCTGCAGACCCTGCCCTCATAGATAGAAGTGTATATAATGCTATGGGTAAGAAGATTTCTGAAGAAGTTAAGCAATACGACAGTGGAGGATGGCAGTTATCAGATACAGATTATGTATCTAACGACGATTATTACGGTGTTGATATGCAAGGAATATATAATTAGGAGGTAGTATGTTATATTTATTTAGTTTTCTAGTTGGAGTATTATTAACTATAGTTATATTAAATAAACCAATTAAGATTGAAATCAAAAAGACTTATAAAGAAGAAAAGGATAAGGTTGAAGCCCCTGCTCCTGTAAAAGATGACTCTGAACATGACATAGAAAAAGAACTTCAAGCCGTTAAGCAAGAGGTCTATGCTGATGTTATGAATGAATTTTATGGAATGGATGTGATAAAAGATGGAAAAGAAAAAGAATAAGGAAAAAGATTTACAAGGTAACTATTTATTACCTGAAGGTGTTTGCTTAGGCTTACTTAAAGAATGGTATGATAATACTGAAGCAGCCTATGCTAAACCTTTGAAACGTATGCGTATCTTAGATGGTGCTGATAAAGGTAAACTTTGGGAAGTTGTTAAAGCTAAGTTTCCTAGTTATCAGATATTAACAGATACAAATCACATGAATTATATTAAAGAGAATATTCTTGCTAGTGTATATACTGTTACTAAAACTGCAGAGATTATTCCCAAATCACCTGATGATATAGACTTCTGTGTTGAGTTTAATTCTATATTCCAAATACTTTGGGATAATCTACATGCTGGTACTTATCAACGTAAGGCAGGAGAACGTGCAGCTTTACTTAACTTAGGAGTTACACAAGTTGGTTGGCGTAAGGATGTACTTGATGGTACTGAAGGACACTGGCATAAAGGTAAAGTTGTATTTAAAAATATAGACCCTATGAAGTTTAGACGTGATCCTTATGCTACAGGTTTAGATACTAGTAAGTTCTGTTATTATTTTGAAGACTATTCTGAGACTTATATTAAATCTAATAAAGCTTATAAAGATAGAATAGACGAAATAATAAAAACTAAAGGTGGTTTAGATACTGCTGTAGTTGGTGATACTGTTGTAAAAGATACTGAACGTAAAAATAAAGAAAGCAATAGTACTGTTAAATATCATAGACTAACATTCTTTTGGGTTATGTGTGAAGCAAATAATGACGATGGTTATGCTATACATGAAATACATTTATTAGATAATGAATACGTTCTACTTGTTAAAGAAAGTATTCTACCTAATATGTATCCGTTCTCATTATTATATTGTAATGAACCTGGTGAAGAACTTGTTGGTAGTTCTCCTGCTGCATTACAATTTGCAAACTCACTTGCTTATAATATGATGGGGACTATTCAAAGTACTGCTGCATATAAATCACAACGTCCACCTAAATATATTAATCAACAATCTGGAATTAATATAAGACAGTTTACTAAGTATGGTAATGATGCGGATGCTACATTTGTAGTTAATGGTGATGCTACTAATGCTGTTCATTATGGACAATTCCCTGCATTACCACAAGATTTACAAGCTACTAAACAACAGCTTGGTATAGATATTAAAGATAATTCTGGATTAGATGAAAGATATACTGGACGTGATACAGGTTCTGTTCAAGGAACTGGAGCTATGGATGATATGATTACTAGAGTGTCTGCTCGTGATGATATCAAGGTAGCATTATATGAAGAGTATACTAAACGTTTAGCAGAGTTAGTTGTTAATAATTATGTACAGTTTGCTTCTAAGATGGACTTCTTAGTTAAGGATCCTATTTCTCAGAAGGAACAACAAATATCTATAGACTTTAAAAAGATAAATGATAAAGTTCGTTTTGGATATCAATTAGAAATTCAAAACGAGTTACCTAGAAATAAAGCAAGACTTGCTATGGTTGCTAATATGTTGCTTGAAAAACAAGCACAATACAATCCTAACCCTGAAATTATTACAGTTGAAGAATGGTTATTAATGCAGGATATTCCATTTAAAGATTTAATCTTTAAACGTATGGGTATTCAACGTAATACACACTTTACTGAACAAGTAGCCCAAGTACTTACTCAGTTCTCTAATTTAACAGAGAGTGGTGTAGATCCAGACCAAGCAGTAAGCATGGTTGCTGATACATTACAACAACAGCAAGTTCCTAATGTACTTGGTAATGTAGCTGCTGGAAGTCCTCAAGCTGCACAGCAAGGAAGTAATCCACAAAGTTTTCCACAAGGAGCTGTGGATAACTTGATGATGTAGGTGGTGATAACATGGCTTGCAAGAAAGGTGGAAAAAGAAAATAGTCAACTATTTATAGTTGACTTTTTATTTACCCATTAATATAATGTAAGTAGATAGGCGTGGCTTCCACCAGCCCTTGTTGAAATATGGTGTGTTGCCTAATCTACCTCTGTAATTACGGCGGTTACAAAGAAGGAGGATACAAATGCCAGATTCATTAAACAGCAATACTACTGGTAATGAAATACCAAATGATATTGCACAAGTGATTTCTGAACTAGGTGGTACACCTAATCAGGAACAGACACAAGTAGCAACATCTACTGAAGAAACTAAAACATCTGAAACAGAAACAGAGCAACCTTCTGAAACACAGAAGGAATCTAGTGAGCCTGATCAAGAGAAATCTAATAAAGCTTTTGCTGAAATGCGTATTGCAAACAAAAAGTATAAAGATTTCTTTGATAGAATTACTAAAGTTTCTGGTCTTACTGAAGAGCAGTTTATTAACAGCATGGTTCAAAACCTTGATGCTGAACAAGCTAAAAGACAAAACACTTCTCCTGAAGTTATTCAGAAGTTACGTGAACAAGATGAAAGAATTTCTCAGTACGAACAACGCGAACGTGAAAAAGATTTCATGAATGGTCTTAATATACTTCAAACTAAATTTAATCTATCACAAGATGAACTTGGTGCTTTCGTAAGAGATGCTACTACAAAAGGTATTGACCTTATGAATAGTAAGCTTGACTATGAAACACTATATAAAGGTTTATACTTTGATAAATTAGTTGAGAAAGAAGTAGAAAAGAAAAGACAAGAAATGATTACAGCTCAAACAAAAGCTGAAAAAGCGTCAGTTCCTGGAAGTTCTACAGGTAAGACTGACAAAGAACCTATTGCGATAAACACTATGGATGAATTTAATAGCCTATTAGCCAACTCCGCTAAGAAATAATTTATTTATTTAATTAACGAGGGAGGTAGATATTATATGAATTTCAACGCTTTAAATCCAGTTACAGATATTAACTCTGTAATAGAACAAATGAATAACAGCGGATATAAGATCCGTCCAGAATTATTCTATGATAAACAATTATTAGATACTATTCGTCTTGGTGCTGACCAATATATTTTCTATAGATTGGCTAACACTACTCCAATTCAAAATGGTGCAGAAAAACTACAAATGCGTAGATGGGCTCCATTACAAGCTCACACTGTACCATTACTTGAAGGTGTTCCACCTATGTCTGATAAAGGAAGCATGGAAGCTTATGAGATTCCTACATTCAGTTATGGACGTTACATGGAATTCACTGATAGAGTTAACTTCGAAATAATCGATCCAGTTATTGCTCACTATACTGCTGAGTATTCTATCGTAGCTCTAGAAACTCTTGACTTATTAGCTCAAGATGCTCTAGTTACAGTAGCTCAAGCTACATATGCAAATGCTAAAGCTAACTTCGCTTCATTAAATATTGGTGACGTTGGTTCATTAAATGACTTACGTATCATCGTAAACTCAATGAAGAAACAATTAGTTAAACCAAGAAATGGAAACAGATTCCATGTTATAGGAACTCCTGATTTCTACTTTGATATGATTAGTGATCCACTTGTTGAAAAGTATATGACTATCAATCAAACTACTAAAGGATTCTATGATGATATGGGACCTATTCCTCCAATGTTTGGAATGGAGTTCTATGAAACTCAAGCAATGCATATCAGTGGTGAATACACTACAGCTACAGATGATTACCTATTAGTATACAGATTCAATACTAACAGTGGAGATTATGAAACTGCATCATTAGATGCTACTACATATCGTAAGAAAGTACCTAATGGATTTGATCCAACAGATACAATCGGTGGATATGTAATCGATCCTAGAACAGGACATGCTGCTTCATATGTACCAGGATTAACTTACTGGGATATTGATGCATACAATGCAACTGTTGTAGATGGATATGGATTCTATCAAGAATTAAAAGTTAACAAAGTATTTGTTCTAGGAGCTGACTGCTTAACTAGAACTGAAATTGCTGGACAAGGTAACGCTAAGATGTACGTTAAACCACTTGGTTCAGCTGGAGTATTAGACCCTATTGACCAAAGACAAAGTATCGGATTTAAAATTAATTCAGTTGGTTTCGGTTCTACAAGACCTGAAGCAGTTGTTATCTATTACTGCGTACCAACTCAATCAAATATGATATAAAATTAATAGGAGGTACTAATGGCTAAAAAAGTTGATAGTGTAGAAGAGCTAGAAAAACTAAACGAAGAGTTCGGTGTTAAACAAGAGACTAAATTAAAACAAGATGTTAAATTAGAATCACAAGCTAATGCTGCCATTTCTGTGTTAGAAAAGAAACGTAGAAGTCTAGTAGACTACTACAAGAGTGAGGAAAAAGTTCCTGTTATGATTTCTCCTTTGTATGCACCATACTTAAGTAAAGTTGTGCGTGAGTCTGTAAACGGTATTGTAGTTGAAGTTCCAGCTAACGGACAAACTTACAAGATAAATAAAACTCATGCAGACCATATCATTGCAAAGATTAAAAGAATCGATGCCATGATTGCTCGTCAAAAACGTGCAGGTTCAGTTACTGAAAACTTTGAACGCACGCCTGGCGAACTACATATATAATAATTAGGCGATGCGAAAGCACCGCCTTTATTATTAGAAAGGAGATACTATGAAAATAAATACATTAGTAGACCAAATCAACAGAGGTAATATTGCTTCTGATTATATTAGAGTACCAGAAATATATTATTATATGGATAAAGTTATTGATGATATTAACGACCGACTACAAGCCAAGTATCCAGCGTTCTCTGAATATGCTGACTTTGTAGAAGATTGGAATGCAAAGTATCCTGATAATCCTTTAGATAGAACTAACTACAGTGTTCTACCAGATAAATGGCTACGTAAAATTATGCCAGTTGGAGTAGCACGTTATTACTATATGAAGGACGAAGAAGGTGAGGTTGCTGCATCAGATTACTTCAGAGTATATGAACAAGAGCTCTTCTATTTAGTTAGAGATTACCACAGTCAGGTTCCTGAAGTGTTCCAAAATAATGACGGTGGATTTGTCAGAACTTTATATGAACATGAAAATGTTCCTGGACTAAATCCAAGGGGGTTGGTATTCGATGACTACAACGAAAACTTTATCTTATAGATTAAGACAACGTAATCAAAGAACTGTTACAACGCCATGCACTTATCAGCTTGGTATGTTTTATACAGATTTCGTTGTGCCAGACAAATACGCAAAGGTTTTGGTTAACTATGACATTAATGATTCTTCAGGTGCTCTTGCTACAAGAGCTGGTAAATTAAATGAAACAGTCTTATTAAAAGATGTACGTACTAGATCTGATGAACAAGGAACTATTGATATAGCAGAATATGGTGAACCTCATTTAACAGATTTCTTATATACAAGTAAAGCAGATAACTTTAATTTACAAGATGTACCAGAAGTAGAAGGATTCTATGATTCAATAATATCTTTTGGTAAACCTATGAAGATGAGTGATGTTATACCAGCAAATGTTTTATCAGATAATATAAAAGATAGGACAGTAATAGCTGCTGCTTATCTTAGTGTTGTAACTAATAATGGTGTATCTAAACAAATATTAGGTAATCATTGTTGGGGTGCAATACAAACTAATAAAGAAGATTGGGGATTATTTACTGAAGCATATGCATATCCTTATAACACACCATCAACACTTTGGAATTATGCGTTAGGGGCTATAACAGCTAAAACAATTCATAATGCTAGAATATTTGATTGTCCAGTTACTAAGGATATTATTAAACCAATATACACTGTACTTAATGGGGAGATATATGCTTTTAGTATTCCAGCTATAGAATACTTAGAAGAAGATGGACATGTAGAAGTACATCCTAATAATGTTAACAAGTTTGAATTATCTAAGTTATTCATAACTGAATATAACCCAGATTTAGAACAACATAAGCATTACAATATTCGCCGTCGTAAAATAGAACCAATGAAACTTTCTGCTTTCCAAGCATCTACAGGTGGTTTTAATCTTTTATTAGATGAACCATATAAGTTTAAAAACCAAGTAGGTGCTACAGATATTGAAGGAATGCTATATTATGAAAGCTCAAGTCCAGATGCTAAACCTGTTTCTACTAACGCTTTAAAACTAGGTTACTCATATTTTCTTAGAGTATATGTTGATTACAATGCTGGAGTAAATTATGAAGTTAAATGGGAATATAGTAAAGAAGGTAAAGAAGGAACTTGGGAAGACTTATCAGATGGTTTTGAAAACATTGGTACTATAACTGATGATACTATAATTGGTAAAGATTTATTAATGCATGATACTTACTTCTATATTAAAGTAACTATACGTGAAGCTAATGAGCCAGCTACTGAACGTGTAACATCTTTTGCTTATATGACTATTGATGAAGAAGAAAAAACTTTAGAACTTAAAAACTGGGATTTATCTTCAGCACAAGGCATGTTTACTTGGAGACATCTTATAGGATTATGGGGTGTTAAAGATGCAGAAGATACTATATTCTTTTCGGATGTAGATAATCCAGCATATTTTTCTTATTATGGTATTCAAACTTTTGATGGTAAGATACTTAATGTTATTCCTATGAATGATACATTAATTGTTTGGACAGTTGACGGATGTTATGCTATGACTGGTGGTCCTACTTATAGTACTATGCAAACAGCACAAGTTCTAACAAACATACATCTTACACCTTTAGATGCAGAACTTTGTACAGTTCTTAAAGACCAATTATTCTTTCAATTAGATCATGCATTCTATGTATTAAAACCAAATGCTAATACAAGTGATGCAACAGATTTAAAGAATTATTTAAATTCAGTTGCTATAGCTGATTTATTAAATAACTTTAAACCTAGAGTATTACAAATACTTAACGATATGTATGCTCCTATTATTACAAAAGCTCATGCACCTATGCATAATATAGGTAAACACGGTATACAAGATTTTGAAATTACAGGAGTATATTCACAAATCTCAAACAGTGTGTTATATTATACTTGTAAGATACATCCAATCTTTAAGTATGAACAAATACTTAATGATATGTTTATACACTTATTATATGATCCTGCTACTAGAACGTGGCGTATACATACTGAAGGACTTATGGATGGTGGCATAGAACATGCTAGTCCATTAAGACATAAAGATAAAAATACCAACATTGTTTATACCATTAATCCTTTCAAATTTAATAGACAATTTATTGTTGCTGGTATTGCAATTAATAAATTTGATAAAGACCATATATCAGATAACTTTACTTTAGATATGAAAGATGAAGATGGAAACAATATTGATACTAATATAAATGCAGATAATTATCAGTTCTTAGATACTGGTCATCCTGCTATAGACGATAGACCTGTTAAAAGGTTTAGAGAATTACAATTAGTTATTCAAAATAAAAACCTAGATACTATTAGATTCTTCTCAGAATTTTTAATAGATGGACACAAAACTGTAGATACTACACATTATGATGTCAAACATATTATAGATCCAACTGACCCAGCGTATGGTCAAATCTATGTAGCTCCTACAATGATAGAAAATCTAGAATTATATGGAGATACACATTTAGAAAATAATACAGACGATGGTTGGCAGTTAGATCTGTCTCAGTTTCCAAACCTAGAATCAGTTACAATTAGGTTTGAACTTTTTGGCAAAGGTAGGCATGCTCGTTATAAACTTATCTCTGCTGATTTAAAACGTTATGAATTAAGCAGCATAGTCTGGGTAACTAGAACTATGAATGCTAGATAGGAGGGGTTATGAAATTTATTCCTAAATATATAACAACAGACATCCTTGCTGAATATGGAGAACATTTAACACATGAGTCTTATAACGAAATGGTTAAACTGAACTCTACGCAAGGAGATTATAATTCACAAGTTCTTAATCAATTATTTAATACCGACGAGGGAATACAAATTCCGTATCTAAATAAAAAGATTAAAGAAGTTACTGATGACCAAGCTGCAATTAATGAAGACATGGAACAAGTTGTTGCTGACATGGCTGCACTTGCAGGGTCATTAAGTAAGTATTCAACAATACTTGAGACCCGTAGAATGATTCAATACGCTACTCAAGACTTTGTTAAAACAAATAAAATTAAAGCAGGAGAGAATGTTGAAGTAGAAGTCGATGCACTTAACAATGTTATCATATCAGCTACAGGTGGTGGAGACGTCACTAAAGAATATGTAGATGAACAAGATGCTGTCACACTACAATCCTCTAAAGGATATACAGATACAAAGATATCTCAAATTCCTATACCTGTAGTTCCTACAAACATATCTGCATTTAATAATGATGTAGGTTATATCACAGGTTATACTGAAACAGATCCAATATTCTCAGCTAGTGCAGCAGCTGGTATAACAAGTCAAGATATTACAGACTGGGGTAATAAATCAGATTTCTCTGGAAACTATGCAGATTTAAATGGTAAACCAGACTTATCAGTATATGTTGATAAAACATCTACACAAGCAATATCTGGTTCTAAATTATTTACAACAATACCACAAACAAACAAACAAGCTACAGAGAATAATCATATTATTAATAAGAAGTACTTTGATGACCATATTCCAGTAGTGCCTACAAATATATCAGCATTTAATAATGACTCTGGATATATTACAGGATACACAGAGACTGATCCAGTGTTTAGTGCTAGTCCTGCTGCAGGTATTACTGCACAAGATATTCTAGACTGGAGTGATAAAGAGATACATATTCTTAGAGACTCTGATTTAGATAATGGTGTGTTCTATTTAAAAGGTAAGAAGAAAGGTATTTATGCTTTTGAGCATACAGTTTCTGTAGCATATGATGATACACATACAGTTTATGAAACATTCCATTATGGTTTCTTCTATCTATATATGGATATACCTACAGATGATTCTGTATCAGGACCTGTTGGATGCTTCTTAGGATATACAGATTCAGATTATAATGCTAATGGTTATAATTATTTACGTTGGAGTACTTCTCCAGGTTCAGTAATGATATATCCAACAATGCCATCTACTATGTCTGGTTGTAGTTTCTCTTGGAGTTATTCTTCAATACAATATATGTCACCAACTAAATTCTATACTGAGGATTTAGAACTACATTATTATGATTCTACAGCTACATATAATATTGGTGATTGGGTAGCTTATGATAATGCAATCTATGTTTGTAATACTACTATTAGCACACCAGAATCCTTTAATTCTGCACACTGGACTCAACAAACAGCTGTAGATTATTTAGATACAAAGTATGCTACTAGTAGTACAACATGGGGTAGTATTACAGGAACACTATCAAATCAAACAGATTTAGCTAATGCTTTAAAGCTTGCACCAATACCAACAATCGTAGATGCACATTGGACTGATGCTGCTAGAGAATTTATATTTGCAGATAAACCTGTTGGTACTTATTTAGTACATAATGGAAGTACAGGTCCACAATCTGATATTACTTCCAGAACTAATATGTCATTTAGAGCAAGTACTGCTACATCAAGTAGAGTAACTGTAACAGCACAGTGGGGAATAATATATATTAATAAAGCATATAACGATGCTTCTACAGATGAAATATTTGGTTATGCTTTATTTGCTAATGGACAAACTGATGGAACAATGACATATAGCTTACAATCTATTAAAAGATTAAGCTCTGGTTATCGTATTAGTTTTAATAATATGATGGTAACTAATAATAATAGTCCAATTAAAAAGATGATTAGATTATATGACAGTTCTTCTACTTATGATGTAGATGATTTAGTTCTTAACACTGATGGTTGGTTCTATCGTTGTACTACAGCTATAACAACTCCAGAAGCATTTAATTCAGCACATTGGACTAACTTCGAAGGTTATGGTATAGATAAATATATAAAAGAATTAATAAGTCAAATCCCAGGTGGAAACTTACCATTAGAAGCTGGTTCTTATACATCTTCACCAGGTATTCAAATGATTTCTGAACCTTCATTCGTAGCAAACAACGCTTCTGGATTACACAGTGTTGCACTTGGTACAAAGGCTAGTGCAACAGATCGTGAAGCATTTGCTATGGGTTACAACGTTACAGCAAGTGGTTCTGGTAGCTTTGCTACTGGTGATAGTACACAAGCTTTAGGTCTTTATGCATTCGCTTCAGGATATAATACAATAGCTAATGAAAGACAATTTGTACACGGTTACTATAATATTAATAAAAACTATTCTAACACAGGTGTAGTACACATAGTTGGTAATGGAACAGGTACTAATGCAAGATCAAATGCTTATACTTTAGATAATCAAGGAAATGGGTGGTTTGCTGGTGATGTATATGTTGATTCCACTTCAGGAACAGATAAAGATTCTGGTTCAGTTAAATTACTTCGTTCAGATGTAATTGCTCCAGAATACGACGCAACAAGTACGTATGCTCTAGGTGCTTATGTAATGTATGCAGGGGCTTTGTATGAATGTACTACTGCAATTACACAAGCAGAAGCTTGGGATTCAACACACTGGACTCAACGTACTATAGAATATTGTTTAAGTAATATTAATGGTGCTCCAGGTGTTTATTCTTTATCAGAAACTCAAATAGGCACTTGGTGTAATGGACGCCCTTTATATAGATGTGTAGTTCCTACAGGGCAAATATCTTCTCAAGATAAAACAGTGCCACACTCTATAAATAATTTCAATATTCTAGTTAATATATCTGGTATAGCAATAGAATCAGGAATATGTTATACATTACCAAGAGTTAGTAATACTAATCTTAATAGACAAATAAGTCTTAAATGTGATGCAACTAATGTTTATATAGAAGCTGGAAGTAATGCTAACTTTACTGATAGTTTTGTAATAATAGAATATACAAAAACTATATAAAATCAAGCACACTTTAGGAGGTAATAAATGAATAACAAGGAGTTTGAAAGAGAAGTATTAGATCGTCTAACAATTATAGAAACTAAGTTAGATGACTATAGTAAAATCAAAGATAAAACTGAAGATGCTTATGTACAATCTAGAGTTAATAAAGATGACATAGCAGAGATACAAGACAAGATTAAGTGGGTATCACGTTGTCTTGCTGGTGCATTTGTTACTGGCATTGTCAGTCTAGGTATTACTATTCTTAAAATAGTATTAGATAAAATATAGGAGGTTATATGAACAAGGTTGCGGAAAAGAATGATTTAATTATAATGATGGTGCTAGCTGCTCTAGTCCTAACACTTATCATTAGTAGTGCTGTTTTTAATAATAAGATAGATACTATAATTACAACTAGACATGAGCCTACAATATGTGTCCCATTAATAAATGAATCATACACAGGGGACAAATACTATGTATATTGTATGAGCAAAGAAGATTACGAAATGGAAATGGAGGCGTTACGCTATGAAAAAATGGTTTAAAGCTGCTGGTATCCGCGCAATTAAAACAGTTGCACAAACTATGTTAGGATACATAACAGTTGGTTTAGCAATAAACCAAATAGATTGGTTAACTGCAGGTAGCGTTGCACTTGTTGCTGGTATATACAGCTTACTAACAAGTCTTGCTGGACTTCCTGAGTTAGATAAAGATGCGAAAGGAGGTGAATAACAATGGCTACAAAATATTATTGGGCTGCTAAGAACCTTGATGTTGAAGTAGATAGAGAAGAATATGAAAACAGAGAAGATGTTGTTCTTATTCCTGAAGTTCCAGAAATTATAAATCTAGAACCTATCGATAAAGATCCAGAGTTCATACCATCTGCTAATGTTTATGCGGGACTAATCGGTAATGCTCCTAGTGAAATAGGAACACGTGCTTGCCCAGCAGCTGAAGATGCTGCTGAGGTTTGTTGTCCTTTCCTTGTTATAAAAAAGGAAGATGAAGAACCTGAACCTCCAACTCCAGTAACTACATACACTGTAACTTTTGATAGTGATGGTGGAAGCGAAGTTGCTGCTCAAGAAGTTGAGGAAGGCGAAACTGCTACTGAACCAGAAGCTCCAACTAAAGATGGATATACATTCGGAGAATGGCAATTAGATGGACAAGCTTATGATTTTAGTACAGCTGTTACTGCAGATATCACATTAACTGCAACATGGACAGAACTATAGTCCACAAGGCACAGGGACTACCTGTGCCTTTATTTATATGGAGGTAATAAAATGGAAGAAAAAGATATAGAAGATATGACAGAGGAAGAAATCATTGCCAAATATGGTGAGCCACCTAAGGACATACCTGTCGGTCCTATAACTCACGGAGTGGAGGAAGCTTATGAAGTTGGCGACAAGGATATTTAATAGAGAAAGAGGTACAGGTGCTGGACAATACTACATCACTTCACCGTATGGTTGGAGAATAGACCCAATCTCTGGTGAAAGAAAATTCCATGCAGGTTGTGACTATGGTACACATGGAAACAAATGGGCACAATATGCATTAGAAGATGGTGTTGTTGAAGCATTATGGACAGACAGTTCTGGTGCCAAATGTCTACGTATTAGATATGATAGACTAGGTTATAGATGCACACATTGTCACTTAGATAGTTTCAATGTACACAATGGTCAAGCTGTTAATCATTCTACAATCATTGGTTATACTGGTAAAACTGGATACGCTACTGGTGTACATTTAGATTTAAGAGTACAAATGATTGGTAGTTCAACTTATTTAGATCCAGAAAGTTTTGATTATACAGAACCAGGACCTACACCTCCAACACCTACACCTACACCAGTTACACCTTACAAAGCTATAGTTAAAAAAGGCAGCCCTCTATATGATGTAGAAGGACACCAATATCCTAACGGAACTTCAGCTAATAGAGTTGTAACTGTAACAGGAGAGCTTGGTGATAGGTATCAAGTATGGGGAGAAACATTCTCACCACATACTGTATATGTAGATAAGAAGAATGTTATTAAAGAAGACCCATATCCTTATAACGCTGTAGTTAAAAAGGGTAGTCCGCTATATAATATATATGGTAAAAAGTATCCTAACAGTGCTAGTGCAGACAGACCAGTACAAGTACGTGGTTTAGTTAATGGACGCTATGAAGTGTATGGAAAAACTTTCACACCACATATAGTATATGTTGATAAAAGTTCACTTAAATAGTATAATGAACTTAGATAAATAACTTATAGAAAGGAGTTGTGTTTATGGCTAAAGCTGAAAGAACAGACACAGGTTATGTGTACATAATAGGTGGAAAAGCATATCCTGTATATGAAAATAAAGACCATGTTCTTTTTTATGATAACGGTAAGACAAGTTCAAAGCTTACTGCAGATATGTTAGCATCTCAATCAGGTGGTGGTAGACTCCAAGCAGATCCTAATAAGGAACAGAAGATGTCTACACAAGCAGCACAGTCTACATACAATGCTGGTTTATCTCTTAAAAATGCACAAAGTCTTATTAATGGACTTACTAATCCAATTAGTGGTTTAACTACAGCATTTAATTCTATTAATGGTGCATATAATTGGTTAACAGGTACACCTAATACACAAGGTGTAAAAGATACAATAATTAACAGCGTTATTCCTAATGTTGGTGGTGCTATAGATACTGCTAAAAAAGCTGTAGGACAAATAGGAAATTACTTAGGTGAAGGTAATGTACAAGATTATATAGATGCTACAAATGCTACAAAAAGTAATACAAGTACTGCTGATACTGCAGCAGGCTTAGGTGCTTCTATTGTAGATGCTGCTTTAGGTTCTTACACTAAACCAAACTATTTAAATAGTTCAGGTGGTGCAGGAGGCGTTGGTGTTGCTAGTGCTAATCAACCAAGGCTAATGTCTGCTGCTGAACTTGCAAATTTATATGGTATTAATTATGATTATGATTACATCTTAGGTATTCTTAATGATGCTTCAGATGCTTATTATAATGAAGTAACAGAAAAAGCTAAGAAGTTACAAGAAGATACATTACGTAATCAAGTAAATCTTTATTATCAATATCTAAATGCAATGCGTGAACAACGTGCTAATGCAGTTAATACTGGTATGAATAGAGGAGCACAAGCTGCTCAAGAAGTAGCACAATATTTAGCTCATCAACAACAAATTACAAATGCATTATCTGAATCTAATTCTGGTATTTATGATTTATATAATGAAGCTGCTACTAAACGTATGGAAAATAGAGTTAGTGCACTTGATAAATATAATAGTTTAGGTACTGCTTTAATGACTGCTGGTGCTAATTTTAATGCTAATGATGTTCAACGTTATGCAGCTGATATGTCTGCAGCTGCACAAGCAGCTTATGCAAATGCATATCAAAATGCTGCTGCACTTAATGCTCAAGCTAATATAGATTCTGCATATATGAATAGTTATCTTAACCCAGCAAACAGTGCTCTATTAAAAGCACAATTATTAAATTATCAAAATGCTAGTAATTTAAATAATGCACAAATAAATTATTATAATGCACAAGCAAATTCTTTAAAAAATAATAAGTAGGTGATACAATGTACGGAAATATATTTCAAGTTCCTTTGGTACCACAAGTACCACAGGTTCCACAAGTTCCTACTGTTCCCACTGTTCCAAGAGTACCTAGCGTTCCTTATGTACCAAACATTGGGAACCTAGGTACTTTTAATAATAATGTAAATGAACTTATTAATTTAAATTCTTATGATACAAAACAATATGTTAATCCATATGATGATCCAACAAGATATCGTTCTATTGCAGACGTTGTTAGAAGTCAACCACTTATACATAAAGATAGTGGTCTTATAAATGTTGCAGAAGATTTTGGTAGTTGGTTCTCAGATAATATTATTAGAAATATTCCTATTATAGGTGGTCTATTAGAAGACACGATTGATGGAACTGTTGATACAGTACAAAGTTTGTATGATGATATAATTGCTATTCCTTATGTAGGAGACGTTGTTCGTTATGCAGAAGATTATACGTTTCGTTTTTTTGCAGGATTACCACAACGTTTATGGAATTATTTAGACCAGAATTATATTAATCCAACAGAAGGAACTAATCCATTCTTAAATGCACTTAATGCTTTAGGTAAAGATTTAGATTTCTTTACTGGTGCTAATATAGTTAAGAGTCTTGTAATTCCTGTAACGCAAGGAGACTTTGATATTATAGGAAATGTACGTAAAGGAATGGGTTCTTCTGAAGAAGGTATTAAACACTATAACTGGGATACAGGTATATTCCTTTTAGACTTAGCTTTAGAAATAATATCTGATCCATCAAACTGGATAACACTTGGTGGCAAATCTTTAGTAATAGATCCTTTAGCTGAACTTGGTTCTGAATCTGTTGAAAGTGTAACTAAAACTGCTATACAAAGTCTTACGGGTGTCTCAGATGAAGTTGCAGAAGGTTTAGTTAAACAATTACCTGAAGCAACTATTAAAGGAAAAATATTAAAAAAGAACTTGGCTAGAAAAATATCTGAAGAAGGATTAGAAGAAGCATATACAGAGTACTACTCTTTAATTATTAAAGATGTTATAAATAACACAACATCAGAAGAAATATCTCGTGCACTTGCTAGAGATATGGTTGAAAAATTTGGACAAGAAGGAGGACAACAATTTATAAAACTGTATGCAATGCGTCTTGCCTTGTCTGGTGAACTTGGTGATACTTATCAAGAACTTGTTGAACAGTATATTGAAACAGCAGCACGAGAACAAACACGAAAAATGTTTACTGCTGGTGTTTCTAATATAGTTTATAATAAAACAGCTCAACGTTTTATAGATAAAGGTGTAGATATATTTAGCCTAGTAGACAAAGTTAATACTCTTAAAAAAGTAACAAATGAAACAATTCCTAAATATGTTTATATGACTAATCCATTAGGTCTTACTGGTCTAGGTGTCAAAAAGTACGGTTCTTCTTTTTATAAATACTTAAAAGAAAAAGTAATTAAATGGAGAACAGGTAACATGTCTGCTGAAGATTTTGTATCTGAATTTTATAATTATTCAGATGCTGTATATAAGTTTAAAGATGGAATCCTTATACGTAGTACTCCTCAAGAGACTGTTGTTAAAGCAGCAGAACCTGTAATGTACAGAGCTATTGCACAGCTTCCAACAACTTGGCAAGCTAAAGGAATTACACCAATGTCTTTATATAAGACTTATGAAAAAGTTTTATCTAAAGTTTTAATGCAACCAAAAGTTAAGCTAGGTTTAGTAGATTCTCGTATGTTAGTTTATAATGAATTTATTAAAGCTATTCAAACATCCTATAATATTATTATAGATGAAACAGACCAAGAGATGCTCTTAAATTATTTAACAACAGATGTTCTTCCAAAAAATTTAAAGAAGCCAGAACTTATTCAAACAGCTAAAGCAATTAAACAAATATTAGGTATGTTAGCTGATATGAAAGTTGTTGCACGTTTAGAAACTGAACAGACTAAAGAAAGTTTAACACGAAGCTTTAGACTTTTAGAAAGAGAATTAAATAAATATTCTAATAACTATGAACGTCTTAAAAGAATAAGAACAGGGTTCTTTAAATATTCAAATAATAAATATCATAAACTACAAAACTATAGACGCATTCTAAAAAGTGTTTATTCTCCAGAATTAGCAGAAGTTGCTATACAAGAGTTTGAAAGATTGTTAATGCATATGGGAATAGCTAAACAAGATTTGTTTAAGTATGATTTACTATTAGACATTTATACTAAAGACCAAGATAAAATAGAACAATACTTTAAAGCAATAACTACATCAGAGAAAGAAGCTATTGTTGCAAGGTTTGGTAATCATACTCGTAGAATAATGCGTGATGCAAATACACCTGTATTTGCAGATGCTTTTAAACCTAGAAAACTTAAATATTTAAGAGAACCTAAACAAATACAAATACCTTTATTACATGTTGATCTTCAACAGTTTGATGAAAACATGCAAAAGATACAATGGTTATTAACTAAACCAGAGGGTACTATACAAAATAGAAAACTATATGTAACAATGGATATAATGCATGTTGACCCTTTTGATTTAGATAATAGAAAAGTTTATGTTGAAGTTGCAAAAGAACGTTCAAATGTTATAGACAATATAAATAAAAACATTGATGATTTCTTTGATAACTTAAATGTTGATTATGTTCTTAATATGGTATCAGATTTAAAAAGAATATATATAGATAAATCTAAAGTTATTAATAAGCATGTTGAAAACAACATAGAAATTATAGATGCTTTTGAAGAAGTCTTTATAAATGACTTATATAAAAACATGTATCTTAAAATACATGATGGTGGTTACTATCCTGAATTTGGTCTTAATGATATGGTTGAAATCACAAGAGTTGTCGAAGACTTTGATACAGTTATTACAGAAATATATAACAGTGCTATAAAATATCAAGAAAATAATTTCAAAATACCTTTAACAGAAGAGTATACACCTGGTGCTTATAAAGCTCCAAGTAAAAAATTACGTGATGCAAATGGACGCTTCAGAAAAGAAAAAGTCTGGGAAATGCTTGATAGTGGTAATAATGATGAGATTGCTGCTGCAGGTATAAAACGTGTAGAAAATAAAAAAGCTCCTGTATATAGTGATGATGATTTTAAAATCATTGAAGAGCTTTATGATCTTTCTAAAGAATTAACTAATTTAGATTTAGGTAATGAATTTAAATTATTAATTAATACAACAGACGTTGTTTATAGTTTCATGTTACCTATTCGTGATAATTATAATCTATATATTCAAAACATTTTTGGTTCTGAATATATAAACAATGCTATTAAAATGCTCGTTGATGATAAAAGTCAATTACGTATAGCTTTAAAATATCTCACAGACTTTTTAATAAGTAAAGATGTACGTTCAGATATTACAGAAAGAGCTGCAGAAATAATACAAGGATTAATAGATAGTACAAAAGGTGCTTACAATTATGGATTATTTGCAAGTAACTTATCTATGTATTACGAGGATATTAAAGATCTTAAACTTCAAAATAAGTATTATAAAATAGATATGCAACGCCTTATAAACACTGCAATGAATGAATTACTAAATCAAATATTCAGCGGAGATTATAGTGACGAGCTTGCCATGTTAATAACAGACAAAAAGAAACAAGATATTATGTCTCATGTTCACAATTTATTTTATTATCCAGACGGTAAACTTGATGCTGAAAATTTAAAAATAATTGGTATATTAAAAAAAGAACCGTTTGCTCCAAAGATAGAAAAATATTACGATGAAATAAATGAAGTGATAGAGGCAGTATTAAACTGTACATCTAATGCTTTAAATGCTTATGTAGATATGCAAACTAAAAGTCATAGTACTTTATTTAAATTCTTTGATAAAGAAATGCTTTTACAAGTAAAAGAATTAGAAGCCTCTTATGAAGAATTAAATAATGTTACTACAGTATATTTTAATTTAAAACAACCAGAAGTATTATATGCTTTTAAAAGATTCTTAAATATATTTAGTGTACATGATTTAAAAGATATCAACTATGATGAATTAGAATTAGCTTTCGATGAAGATGTTTTAGAAACATTTGAACCTCTAAAAAATATAAGAGATAATTCTTTATTACGTGCATGGATAGACACTAGTAATTCTATAAAGAAAATAAATGATTCATATTTACAAGAATATGGTGTAGCAACAAAAGCAGGATTTGATTCTACCTTTGGTAACGCTTATCTTGCTAATGCTGCTTTAGGTATAGGTACTAAAAAAGTTGACGATACTGCTGCACAATATTTTAGTGAATCATTTACTAAAAACTTTGGACTACCATCAATATATTATCGTAAACTACAAGATGACTTTTATAAAAGTATTTCTAAAACTAAAAGATTTAAATACACACCAGAAAACGAACTTGCATTTAAATTATTCTTAATACAAAAAACTGATGATAGAGTTTTTCGTAAAGTAATTAATAATGGTATAGATGCTGGCATTGAAAAAACTATAGAACTTATAAAAAATAAACCATCAGAAGAACTAAGAGCTTGGTTTTACGTTATAAAAAATAATGAAAACTTTAACAAGATTACAGCTAACCTAGATAATCTATCAGATAGTTTAGATACTATTCTAAATAGTATAACTGAAAAAGATTTAGAACAGTTAGATGATAGAGCAATATATAAAATGCGTAAGGCATTAACAGGTTTATCTAATAATATAGGCTTTGTTCGTTTCGCTACAAATAATAATACTATTCTTAAGTTTATGACAGCACGTGTATTAAATCAAAACACAATAGAAAAACTTGCAGAGTTCTTTAATGAAGACCCTACTCTATTTACTCAACAAATAAATAGACAAGCATTAAACGGAATGCCTAAAGCAAAACAGTTTGTATTTAGAAAGTATATAGAAAAATTACCTGATACTTATTTATTAGGTCTTTATACTGTTGCATATAATAATACAGAACTTTATGAAATAATAAAGAATAATAATAAAGAAGAGTTTGCTAAAGGTAAAGCAGCAGATTATAAAACACTACCACGTATACAGAATGAAGATACTTTAGAATCTGTAAAAGAGTTGGTGTCTGCTGATTTCTTACATTTAGCTATTGCAAATGCTAAAGAAGATTTATATACTGATCGTGTATTTACTAGAAAAACTACTTTATTAAATGAAAATATTTCTTATAAACAATTAAAGAAAGAGTTTCATAGTACTTTAAATATTACTGAAGAAGAATATAATAAACTAGCTAAGTCAAATGAATTAAAAGATGCTGCTCGTTCTAATGACTTAACATTAGATAAAGTAAATGATATAGTTACTAAACTAGAAACCTATAATAAACAAGACGTAACAAAGACTTTAATATATACTATTAAACATAGACTAGACTTTGTTTTAGGTTTAAGTTACATAGATGATAAAGGTGTTCTACATTTAGAAGATCTACGTGATTTTATCACAGGTCCTAACCTTGGTTTAATACGTATACAAACACGTGAACGAAAAATACCTTGGACTAAAAAAGAATTAAATAAAGTTAATCTAGATATATACACAAAAGATGGTGTTACTTATATTTATAATACTAATCCTAATGTTTCAGAAATATTTAATGATAGTCAAAAGTATAAGAAATATAAATCTCTTAAACCAGAAAAATATTTAGATATTTATAAAGATCTAACTGATTTCTATAATATGTTTATGCCTTATACAAACTTAGTAGATGCTCCATTTGAACTAGAATATTTCTTACCTATAACATTAAAGCGTTCTATGTATGATACTTATGTTGATCAACTTGCTGAATTTGGAATACAAAATGCGTATCTAAATGATAACTTTTTCCATAATGATAACGCAAGAATAGACTATGTTAATTTCATGGACCCTTCTTTCTTTGCTGAGCAAGAGTATGGTTTGAAGTTAACAAACTTATTAACATATAATTGTGCTGCTTTAATAAAACGTGCAGATAATTCTATTAATATGATAGACCAGTTGTTTACACAAGAGTGTTTCTTTCCATCATTCTATGCTGTAACAATAGGTGCATTAAGTGATGAAGAAGCAGAATATGTTTTATCAAATCTTAATTACACTGGTGTAGTTATTACAACAGCGACGAAAGGAGCTGTTGTAAGATTAGGAACAGAAACAATACCAATACAAACAAAGAAGGATATTCAATACTTGTGTGATCTTGAAGCACCAAGTGCTATAGTACCAACATCTTTAGTTTATAATATTAATGAACGTATTAATAATGGTGTAACAGATTCTAATTTCCTTAAAGGTTTAAAACTTTATAACAATGTTCTTAAAATAGGTATGTTAGCAAATCCTGGATTTACTTTCAGAGATGGTGTTGATATTTTCTTTAAGAATATGTTAATGACAAAAAGAAGTTTCACAGAGTTTTATCCATATATAAAGAAAGCAACGAATATGTTAGATACTTATTCTAAAATATATGATGAAGCTATACGTTTATATGGTTCTCCAAATGATAATCATTTAGAGGCAGCTATGGAAGCCATGGCTAAATCTTTAGGACTTAAGAAAAACTCTAGAGCATATAAAGATTTTAAAGCTGAAATGAATATTGTTAAAGAACTGATTGAATCAGGTACATTAGATTCTCCTGTTACTTCATTAAAGAAAATACAACAAGAATATACTTTAAGAAATGCAACAGGCTTTGATAAGTTTCTGCAGATATGCTATAAGTATTTACAAAACGCACCTTATGTTAAACAATTAAATGCAATGACAACTTATCTAGAAAATACTGTTGCTCGTACTGCTTTACCATTAATGCTATTAGAAGACACAGGTAGTCTTAAAACAGCAGTAGAAGAAACAGCAACAACACATTTTAAATATGGTGGTAAGAGTGACACAATGAAAAAAGTAGAACTACTTATTCCATTCTGTACTTTCCCAATGAAAAACTTTGTCTTTTATTTAGATCATGCAATGGCTTATCCTGTATTAATAAAAACATTATTACATGCAATACGTTCTAGTTGGTCTGATGAATCAGGTTCTTATGGTAAAACAATTACTGTAGATAAAGATGGACATTTAAAAGTTGATCCATTTAAATTAAACATAGTAAAAAACGGTGGAATAAAACTTGGAGATTATATGTTAAAAACAGGTAGTTCTTTCTTAGATGCAATGTCTTTAATGCTTGACCCATTAGGAGAACTTGAAAGTAGATTAACACCAGCAGTACGCTTCGGTTTATCTGGTGGTACAGATTTATATAGTGGTATGTCTATGCTACCTTTTGGTTCTGAGATATATAAACTTAATAAATCTATAGGACAAATCAATAAAGGTAAGTTTGGATTACAAACAATAGCACCATCTATATTTAATAAACAAACTCCAAATTGGTATAGTTTAGCTAATGTAAATTTAAAGAACAGAACACCTAGATTATATTATAATTACCCTAAATCAAATAGAAGTCCTATTAGATACGGTAAATATCCTAAAATATCTTATAAAGCAATGCATGGTTCTAATAGAACTGTGGCATTCAAACGCTATTATGGTAAAATTAGTTATCATAATATATACTATGATTTATATAAGAAAAATAAATATGCTATTGTTAATCTTAAAAAATGGCAAGCACAAAATCCTAGTTATTACTATGGTAATGCTAAGAATATTGTTAGTAATGTTAATAGAATCAAAGCAATGTTTCGATAAAAAAAAAGAGAACTCATCGAGTTCTCTTTTCTATTGTAAACAATCCTTATTTTTCTCACAAGCTTTTATATCTGCAATAATAACGTAATCATCTCTTTTAATATAATATAATTTACCTGTCCAACTTTCATCGAACCAAGCTATTAAATAACCATAGTCTGCACCTAGTCCTTCGATTTCTCTTTGGACCTGTGTATAATAATAAGGAGGTATTCCGTATTTATTAGACATTAATTTTATATGTGTAGCTATGTCATCGCTTTTCTTTTCTACTACGATATCTTGCATTTCTTTTGAGGTGATGTCTTTCTTGTAATACTTTTCACCAAACTTACTAACAAGTTTAGCTTCAACAGGGATTGGTTTACCATCTTCATTTATAAATACACCATCATAATTTAAACTCATATAATCATATTCTTTAAAGATGTATGTATTTTCTGGTTTATATATTTCGTAGCCTATTTCTTCTTCGGCTTTCTTTAATATAAACGGTTCAAGGTCTGCACCTTTTCTTACTATAGGTTTTTCTCCTACAGCTTTTTCTTCTTCAGTTAAAAACTTATTATGTTTCTGTTCTCTTAACTGTTCTATTGTTGTATATAAATTAACACCTAACAATATAGATGTATCAGAACCACCAAAGGTATCTTTTCTAGATAATGCAAATGCTTCCTTATCTTCTAAGTTAGCTTTGAATCCTTTAACTAATACACCTTGTTGTTCTATTATTTTATTTATGTCCATTTGTTTTCTCCTTTATTTTTATTTTTTCTAAATTAGGATCATCTTTTAAATCTGGAAAACGTACATAAAGTTCTTCAACAATACTGTTATATTCTAAATCTAAATTCATTTTTTCTACTGATATTTGATTAATCCTATTTATTAAATCTATAAGACTTGTATGTTTTAAATCCTTCATAGTTATCATCCCTTCTATTTCTAAATGTTTTAAAATGTACTGCGTGTCTTAATGCATCTCTTATATGGTCTGACACTATTGTCTTACCTATTTTATAGTTACCGTTTTCTTGCCAAATATAATGTTTCTTTTCTAATAGTTCATCTGACCATCTAGTTTTAACACTTACTGCAGATTGTGTAGTACACCAGAACCCACGTTTATAACATTCATAAGTCAATATACCTAATAGTCTAGGAGTTTCTAGTATACTATTTATTTGTTGTTCTGCTCTATTATTATATAACCTATACTCTTCAATTACAACAGCTGGATAATAACCTGACATACTATCTAATAATGTTACATGTGCATCCCAATATTTAAATTGATTAGAATACATTGATGCAGATATATAACCAAACTTAATTACTTTATCTGTTTGCGTATCTAATAATACCCAACCAGTTGTTCCTTTACCTTCTATAAAATTTCCACTAGGGTCAATGGCAAGTATATATCTATTTTTCATTCAATATCACCTCCACTTCTTCTAATGTATTTACTTCTTGTTTGTCTGCCCATGTTGTTTTCGATATCTCGATCTCAGCCACAATTGGAACAAGAGCTTCGGGATAATCTTGCATAATTCTTTGGAACTCAAAGATTTCTTTCTCCTCTCCTGGATATATTTCAAAGCAAAGCTCATCATGTATTTGCATTTGTAATCTACTCTTTAGTTTCTTATCTCTTATATATTTATCAAGTGCTATAATTCTACGCTTAAGCATATCTGCTCCACTACCTTGAATAAGTGCATTGATTAGTTTATGTCCTGATACACCATAATATCTACGACCAAATAGATTTGTTCCATACCCTGTAGATTTAGCTAGTTCATAACAATATGTATGATACTCTTTAACTCCTGGAAATGCTGCATAATATGAATCATCTATTCTTTTTATTTCATCTTCGTCATACTCTGGAAACATCTCTTTAATCTTAGCAAACTGTGCACCATAGTTCTTAGCGAAGTTAACACGCTTACCTATCTTACCTCTTAACTTCTTAAACTCATCACTATGTACATCTAGATCTGGAAATGCCTTATGTGTTGTAGCTGCGTGTACATCTGTAGGTATCCACTCTTGTTCTGGTTCTTCATCTAAGTACCACTTCCAATCATATGCATGTTTAATATGTTCCTTATTATTATAATCAAATGATATTGTATCTGTATGACATTTATATGGCATATATGCACGACATAGATTTAAATCTGGATGACCTACAAGTATAGTATACATTGCTTGTAATCTTAATTCTATCTGTGAATAATCTATATAAGTTAATAAACTAAATCCGTCTGTTACTTTAACCATACGACGTGGGTCAAACAACGGTTGGTCATCATATGTTCTTATACCATACTTTGGAAACTGTTGGAAGTCAGATGTAATTCTACCTGTTACAGTTCCTGCACTGAAGATAGTTGTATATATCCTATCTTCTTTTTGTACTTCTCTAACGAATCTCATTAGATATGTTTGATACCATTTATCTAAAGTTCTTAGTTCTTGTAGAATCTCAATAAATTCTAATGCTTCTGGATTTGCACCAGTGTGTTTCAAGTCTGCTATAACTGTATTTAATATTTCTTTACCAGTTGATTCTACTTTAACACCAAACTTCTTTTCTAATGTATCTTTAATTACTTTAGCTTGAGATGGTTTAACATATTCACCTACTAATTCTTTTAATCTTTCTCTTCGAGCTAAGATATATTCTTTTAATTTTATTCTTGTTTCTATAATATAATCTTTATTAACTGCGAAGCCTGTATCTTCCATACGAAGAATAGGTAGAATATAATTACATTCCATCTCAAATGTATCCATCATCTTTCTTACTTTGATTGCTGGCATACATTGATAATAAACTTCTGCTGTATAGATAATATCATATGCTGCATACAATTCTAAGTTATCTTTATTCAACATATCATACGGTACATCCTCTGATTCAACCATTGGTGTTGTCATGTTATCTCTTATTCTTTCAGGTACTTTATTATAATACCAATTGTAATATACTTCACATGCTTTTTCACCTAATACTTCTGGTGTAGATAAATAATCAGATAACATTTCATCTAATTGTTTCTTTGTCCATGACCTATCATGTAATCTTAACATTGTTTTAAGTTCTATATTAAGAGTAGCTGATATAGCTGTGCGTTCTTCTTTTAATTTTCTTTGAAAATCTTTTGCACTTCGATCTATAAATTGTTGTGTATATTCTTTTAATCCAAGTGGTGGTCCTCCGTTTGCTTCGGTTAACGCATCATGTGCTAACCTTATACAAACTGTTGTATCAACACACTTTATTGAAGGTATCTCTACCTCAACATTCTCTAACATGTGTAAATCAAAACTAAGGTTGTGTCCTACAAGTGGAATGTCTTTGAACTCAACTAGTTTTAATACTGCATAAGCAGTCTTCTTTAACATTTTCTTTCGTGCTTCAAATACATGTACTGTATCTCCTTCGACATAACCAAACTGTAATAGAAATGGTTTGTCTAATTTAATATGTACTCCTGTAGTTTCTGTATCTAATATTATTTCAGATATATCTTTATGTTTTATTTCTCTTATCATATCTAATAAGTCTTCTTTTGTTTCTATGAATCTTAAATCATAGTTTGGAAATTTACGCAACGCTCTCACCTACTCTCACTATAACTCCGTCTCGTATCACTTGTGCCATTCCTTTTCTAAATCTTTCTGTTGGAACTATATCAAATCCTTCGAACCTAACAAATAAACATTTAACTAGTTTAGCTATAGCCTTGCTATATTCTTCATTGTTAAATCCAGTTGCTATTTGTAGATTAGATTTACTTACTCGTGATACTTGTTCTAGTTGTAGTAATAATGCTGGCATTGTATTGTACATATCTTGTAAGTCTTCTAATCCTGCTGTATCTAATGTACTATATCTCTTTTCATTATCTACAAATTGTTTTAATTTAAATGTTCCGTTGTCATATATGCTTATCATATAATCTATTGCAAAGTCTACATGTTCTTTCTGTACTATAATGTTTTCATATGTATCATCTGTAGATACTAAATAACCTGCAACTGCAATAGCTAATCTTGATACTTTCTTCCATGCTTCAGTACCAAATATTTTTATATAACAATCATAAGTCTGATTAAGTTCATTACATCTAGTTAATATATACTTACCAACCTCTGGTGTAATAACTACTTGTTCAGGTGTTCTACTCCATATCCAATGTATTCTATCTCTATATACTTCTTGTGGTAATGGTTCTTCTGCTATCCAGAATGGGTCAATCTTTTCATTACCTGTATCACCCATTACTAACATCAAATCGAAACGAGCTATATCTTCTGCCGTTCCTATTAGATCTGTTAGAACTTCTATTCCATTTGGATATGAGTTAATACTCTTTATACTTCCTGCTTCTGTCTTAACATTTGTTAATGTTATCATACGAACTAATGCAGGTAGTTCTACTGAGCCAGATACTCTGGCTATTCTTACTTGATTACTTGATTTAATATCTGTTAGTTCTTTTATTATGTTAGCATTACATTTAGCTAACTCTTCAAAGATAACTAAACCTCTATGGTTCTGTGGTATAAGTCCTGCTCTTGTTTGATAGTTACCATTTACTTTATTACTACCACCAATAAGACCAGAGACTGTAGCACTATTACCTGCTAATGATGTGAATACACCAAGACCATACAACTGTTGTAATGCTTGAGCTGTACTAGATTTACCTACTCTACTTTCAGCTACAACAATTGTATCTAGATAACCTCTTATATTCTTTGAGCTTCCGAAATTAAATTCTAGTACTGTATTAAAACTCAAATCAATTGCTTGGATTAATTTATTATATCCATTGTACTTAGTGAATGCTTTAACTCTTTCAGTTAACCATTCTACTCTATCGGATACACTTCCTTCTAAATTCTTTATAACATTTAAATGTTCTTTAACTTCTTCAGTTAGTTTAAAGTTACTAATACTATCTGATGATTCTTCTACATCCATAATAAGCATAGTTAATTGTTGTCCTTTATATGGATGAGGAACTATCTTATATGTTATTCTATATTTCTTTCCTGCTTCTAATTTCTTTTTTAATACATACGCTTCGAACTCTATACTTGTTGTCTTCTCTACTGTTGAATCAAATAAATCAACTACATTACATTTATATACTGTTTCTTTAGTTGGTTTAGTTATTGAGATATCATGCTCAAGTTTAGGTATCTTTAATAACTCTCTAATGTGTTGTCTTATTTGTTCTTCATCAAAATTATTATCCATTAACTTTAATATATCCTGAAGATTATCTTCATTCAATGTCCAGTTAATTGTTGTACCTAATAACATTCTATTGTTTTTTATATCACCTGAGTTAGCTATCTTCTTAGCTATGATTGTTGTTGGAATTGTTAATGCTTTCTCATATGTAGCAACTACTTGTACATTAGATTGCACAATACGATTCACATACTTTGGTGCAGTTGCTTCAAGTAATGTTACATTTGGATACTTAGTATCTTTCACCTCACGAGCTTCTTCAGGTGTGAACAAAGGTGTTTTGTTTATGTAATAAATTAAATCTAATTTTTCTTTTTGATACTTCATAAAGAAGTCTGTAATGTCTTCACCTTTTTCTTTACAAATCTCATGAAATCCTGTGACTACTTTCACTTCCTTACAATACTTAAGTAGTTCACAAGCTACACTCTTTGCTCCTGCTATACCTGTATCATCATTGTCATAACATATAGCAACTCTTCTGTCTTTAAATTCTTCCAACATAACTGGTAGTGCACGCTCTCCACCTGTTAAAGTGATAGCATTGAAACCTTTGCTTCGTGCTACTGCCATATCTTTTTCACCTGCACATAGTATTGTCCACTTAGTTTTATCACTTTCTCTCCAGATATCAAATGGAATAATTAATCCACTGATAGCACCATATCTACTACGGATCTTACCTTCCTTTAATCCTGGTCTATAACTACGCACATCTAAAAGTCTATTGTAAACTATAACGGGAAACGAAATCTCTTCACCCATCTCAGTACCAAGCTTTAGTTCTTCCATTACTTCATCGCTGATACCTAGGCTTGAAATTAATTCTAGGATATTTACAGGTCTCTTTAAACTTGTCTCCCAATCAAATAAATCTTCACTCTTTTTAAATGCACTTTGTAGTTCTGTCGCTTTTTCAAATGTAGTTCCTAATACTTTAGCTATGAATCCTACTTCAGATAAACCTTCTCCACATACCTTACAATGGAACAAGCCTTTATCTATATTAATGTGTGCACTAGGATTAGTTTCATAATACTCTAGTCCACTCTCAGTGTGATGCGGGAAAGGACAGCAAACTGCTGTCTCTTCCTTTGTGAATGATGCATCACTGAAATACACTTCAAAGAATGTCATCTTAATATTCGTCGTCAGCTGTTATTGCTTCATCGATATCAGAGTTTTCTTCTACCTTTTCAGATTCTTTAGCTATAGGATATAGTCCTTGTTTATCTCCAGAGTAATCCACTACACCATATCCTCTGTCGTTAACACCAACATCTATTTGTACTTTTCTATTTGTAATTACTTTAGCAATATCTTTAAGTGTCCCTTCACCTTGAAGTTTAACTCCAGTTGCTTCTAGTAATCTACCTAGTTTATACATTAGGAAGCTGTTGTCTGTGTCTTGATAGAACTCATTAACAAAACCTCCGTTATCTAATTTGAATGTTACTTTTAAATTTTCATTACCTGATTTACTTGTAACCATTTCAGCTTTAATTACTGTAGCTGTATAATAACCAGGTTCAACAGATTGACTAGGTTTATCTGTTGGTAGCTTATCGAAATATATAGCCATTATTTATCTTCTCCTTCCTCTATATTTAATAAGTCTTTTATTAATTTAAACTTACGCTCATAATATTTTAATAAAGCATTGCAAGCATCTAATTGTTTCTTGTATGCTTCTTGTACTTTAGAAAGAGTTTCTTTATTTACTTCTCTTTCTTTATTTAAAACTACTTCATAGTTTTCTAATTGTGTTCCTTGCTGTTTGCAAACATCAACAAGTTCTGCTTTAGTCATTTGATCATACTCGATCTTTTCAACTTCTATTTTATTTTCTTCCATAATATCCTCCTATTCTGATACTAACTTTCTGTATAATATCTTTAAAACTTCTAATGGAATGTCTTCTATTTTACCTGTATATCCTTCTTGTTCTTTTAGATTTGCCCAGATAGATTTCTTTGCTTGACTACCTGCACAATATTCTTTTATTGCTTTGATGTAATCTTTCTTTTGTTCTTCGATTAATACATCAGGGTCAACACCTTCTTCAAGATAACTCTTTAGTTGTTGTAGTATCTCTGGTGTGAACTCATACTCTGTATCTACTGTGAATATAGGATATCTTGATTTAAGAATTAGACCAACAGGATTCTTACCTTTTGCATCACCAGGTGTTACCATTCTTATTACTAAGTCTGGTTCATACTTTAATCCTTCTTGTTGGATTTGTTGTTCACCTAATGAAACTACTTTGTTCTTACCTTTTGTTTCATCTAGTTCCATACCAAACTTCTCTTTACTTCTAACAGTTACTATTGTATGTAGTTTATCTGAACGAATTAAATCAAAGATTAATTCTTTTTCTGTTCTATTCTTTTCAGTTCCCCAACTACGATACTGGTCTAATCCTGTTTGTTGTGCTTCAGCTACTGTATCTAGTAAACCACCTTTACGATTCCACATATGTGATATACTATCCATTACTAATACTTCAGCACCTGCATTGATTGCTGCTGTTCTTAGTGCATCATAATTACTTGGAGCATAACCGTCTTCTTTAGTTATATCTGCTTTGTTAAAGTTATCTAACTTAACACCAGTGTGTAATTTATAATCACTAAATAAATCTAATGACCTATTTTCTGTATCTATTGCAAAGATTTTATCTTGGCTTGATGCTAGAACAGATGCGATTGCTAATGCTAATCCTGATTTACCTGAACCTTGTAGTCCTTCAATCATTATACTAGCTTTGACTTTCTGTCTCTGTGCTTTCCTGAACTGTGTTGCTATCATCTTCTTCACCTCCTTTCGTTGGTGCTAGGAATGTAACCTTCTCGCCTACAATTTTATTGCCTTGTTCTAAATGTCCTTTAACACCTATAACGCTATCAACACCACAATAAGCTTGTGCGTTTGAGAAGATATTATGTGGTAATTCTATTTCTAATAACCATTCATCATATGTTGTTGCTGATACTACCTTCAGTATAATGTTTGGTTCTTCTAGTTTTACCAGTCTTCCTACTAATATTACTTGATTTAACATGACTGCCTCCTTTCTAAATATTTTCTATAGTCATTTATTAGATCGGTTTCTTTTAATTTATTAACAATACCTTCTTCTATATTTTCTTCATAAGTATCTTTCATTACTAGACTATATATTAAATGTTCTTTATGTGCTAGCTCTTGTTTAGTTGCAACGAATCTATCTTCTGCTTGTTCTAATACACCAACTGGTGGATACTTGTCTGTGAATATAGATGCTTCAGCTCTATCTAATGTTAGTCCTTCTTTACCTGCATCTATATTTATTAGTAACCTATGTATTCTACCGTCTTGGAACTTCTCACATATATCTTTTCTATCTTTATAAGATACATTACCTGTAATTAATTTACATCCTGGTAGTTCTTGTTCTAATAATTCTAACCACTTAGTAAACTTACTGAATATTAATATAGGTTTGTCTGGATAATCTTTAATATAATTCTTCAACCAATCTATCTTAGGGCTTTGTCCTTTGAGCCCCACAAGCTGTGGGCTCAAGCAGATTTGTCTTTCTTTAATCAGATTATCTAATACATTTATTGTAATTAAATCTTCTGTTTCAAAGTTCGCATTTAATTCTGCTAGATATTTAGATTGCTCTTTCGTTGTTTCAAGTTTTATTGTGTGATACTCTTTATCTGGTAACCACTCCATTACATCTTTTCTCTTACGCTGTGTGGCTACTGCATCTAAGAACTCTTGTAGTTCTTTAGTCTTATCCCAACGAAGTCCTGTTATCTCCATCTTCTTTCTTGTTCTTGTTATAAATACTTCTCGTTTATTAAAATAATAATCTATGAATCTCCAATAACTACTGAAGATTGTTGGAAATAAAAAATGTAAGATGCTAAAGATATCTTCTTGTTTACTTATAGCAGGTGTACCTGTTAAAGCATATCTGTTAGGGATCTTACATAAACTGAATACTGCATCTGCTTGTGCAGTTTTTCTATTAGCTATTCTATGTGCCTCATCCACTATCACACATTCTATATCTTTATGTTTCAATATTGTATCAAGCATTCCTGTCTTGCATACTTCTATTATACCATCATTCGATTCTTTTTTGTGAAAAACTTCTCTTAAACTTTCATAACTTATTACTGCACCTTGTGTCCAGTTCTTTAATCGTTCTTGTTTTTGTTTGATAGTACCTTGTATTGCTAGACATTCTAGTCCTGTCCATCTAGTAAACTCTTGTTGCCAGTCTAATACTAATGATGATGGGCATACTATTAATACTTTCTTAAACTTCTTTATGTTTACTACTTCACATATTGTTGGAGTCTTACCAGTTCTTTGTTGATTAAAACATCCTGCACATTTTCTATTAGCTAAGAATAGTGCATCTCTTTTCTGATAGTCTCTTAGTTCTTTAGTAACTAAACAACTTGGGTCTAAATGTTGTTTATGCAAATCAGTATATTTATTTAATATACTCTCAGTGAATCCTAACTTCTTTAATAGTGTAGGTGTACAAGGATATACCTCTTCACCATCTACTCTAGCTGTTCCAGGTTCACTCAGCATCACTGGTGTTGTGTACTTCAAATGGGTCAACATCAGATATCACCACGTTTTCTGCATGTACTTCTTGTGGGTTAGGTGGAATATATGTATATATAAATATAGGTCCTTCCTTTGCCACATTCTCTTTATTCTGATTTAATAATGTATTCAACAGTTGAGCTTGTCCTGTTGATTTATTATTCTCTATATCTTTTAATAATAACATAACCTTACTACGCTTAATAAGATTAAGTTCTTCATTGATAGCATTAACTACCTTTGGATTAGTTATAAACTCTTTCCAATCTGTTGGTTGATATAGTCCTGTCTTCTCTGCTAATTCATAGTGTGTCATGTATATAGCATTGTGTCCTATATCATTGAATGCTTCTAGCATATTTTTTAACTTCTCATCTCTTGAGAAATCTATATCTAATACTTTTGCCATGTGCCCTCCTATAATTTCTTAAACTTATCTAAACATTTAAGAAACTTATCTAGTTCTGCTACTGTTTCATCATCAGTTTGTTTATTATATGTATAGGTCATAGCATATGGTGCATTGATTGCATCATAATATGTTTGTTGTCCTATGTGAAATGTATGTAATACTTCTCTTACTGAGAACTTTTGCTTTGCACATAGTATGCATGCTTCTACTGTACCTGGTTTAATACTTGACTTATCTAATATAATATCTTGTACTAATGGTTTAACTTTAGTTTTATCTATTTCAAATAGATCACAGAACAATTCTATTATATCATAGATGACTACATTTCTATCGAAAGCTTCTAATATATTTTCTATACTTAGATAGAACTTTATTTCTATCCATCTCTTTTGTTCTTCTTCGTTCATACTTACCTCCATAATAATAGTAGTATTAAGGATACTGATACTGCAAACCAGAAATAACAACCAACTGTTTTCTTTCTTAGTTCTTTAAATAAAGTACTTGGTATTTCAGGTAGCTTTTGATTTGTCTCATATATTCCTTTTAACATTTCATTAACTACTTCAGTTGGTAATGCTGGTAGGTCTGTATCTACATACCAACTACCATCTTTGTTTTGTTTAATTTCTAATACTTTAGTTTTAACTTCCATGTTTTCTCCTTTCTAATGTAACTAGTATATAAAAGTAAGCACCCGCTCTTACATGAAGTTCGCTCGCCAGCGGAACTTCATGTTAGTGCTGGGTTCTTACTGTGAATTATTATCTTGATTCAATTAATCTAATTAATTGATTATATATTTCTATATAATATTTCTTACATTATCTTTTCTTTAATCTTTTAGTTATTTCTTTTTTAACTTTTAATATTTTATCTCTATTATATTCTGGTTCTATACTTTGTAAGTATGATATCTCACCTAGTAAATGTTGTAATGATTCTCTATCGAAGTTCTCTGGATGTTCTTCAAAGTTATGTATACCTGCTTTAAGATATCTCTTTCTCTTTGCACCTACTGTTATATTATTTTCTTTAGTATACATTAATCCTAAGTTCCAGTTTCTACCTGCACTAGAACCATATCTTGTTTTCTCTTTCTTTAATTCTAATGGTGTGTCTTTTAATATCTCTTCTATATCTAAAATAGTTCTTTGATAGTTCCAATTATTCTTAGCTGATATTAATATATCATCTGCATATCTAGTATATACATATCTTTGTTTAGTATCAAAAGTATATAGATATCTTGTTATCATATAATCTATTGGTATCATTATTAAGTTAGTTAATAGCGGAGATATCTGTGTGCCTTGTGGTAATCCATTGTTAAGACAACATAACTTAGTTAAGTTATCTATTGTTTCTTCAAATAATTCTGGTTCTTTTATGTATGCATAATTAAATGGGTGTATTTGTTTTAATTGTTCTTTAATAAACTCTGGTGTACAGTTATCAAAGAACTTCTTTATGTCCAATTTAAGAAACCATCTTGATTTATTTCTTTGATGTCTTTGTAATGCATTGATTGGACTTCTTGTTTTAACATATGCAAACGCTGAATCATGTGTTAATACTTGTAAGTCACGCTCTAATATTCTTTTTGCTTCTATTATATAATCACTTAATGTTTCATCAGGTGCATTAATTTCTCTGAATCCACCTGAATGTTTAGGTATCTTAAATGTAGTATAGTGTGAAGCGGGATCATCTAATTTTTCTAATGCTCTTTTTAAGTGTCCGTTTAATTCAATCATTGCTTGAATAATATAATCACCATTATACCCAGGTTTATAATTTGTATTTAAAGTTCTTGTTAATACATCTTTAGGTATCTTATTTAATTCTTGTGATTCTAAATTACCTGTATCAAATAATAAATCTAAATTATATTTTCTACCGTGTATTATTTTATAAGTTAAGTACATTCTATTCTCCTTTCTATGTTCACTAGTAAGAGTATCCTTCGCTGCGGTGATTGCAGAAGCTTAGGATCTCATCTGGATGGGACCTGATTGTGCATCTATTATGTAGGATGTGTTCATTCTGGACCGTCGGAATCCCCTCCTTGGGCAGGAGTTGGTACAGTTCTCAGTCTATCCTTTTGTTTCAACTAATCTGATTAGTTGTCCTTTAGATTTCAAGTGTCTAAAGTAATTACTGAACATTAATATTCTATTGTTGTATAGTTATAATTAAATGCATCTAATAATATTATATTTTGTAATGGTTTACCATTAATAAAATTAATTAAATTAGATACTGTTGCTGCTGCGGTTGTTACTACTGTTGGTGCTACAGATAGTGTTGTACCACAGGCGGACACAGGCGTGGCTGCCTTGGCTTCATCATCTGTGAACTCCATTGTTCCTATGAATTTCTTTTTATGTTCTTCATTAGACCAATCACATGCATATGCTTGTGCATCTGTTAGTCTCATTCTTGTATCAAACATTGCTTTAATGTTTGGATTAAACATATTATCTTTTGCTATCTTATGTCTTAATTCTATACTATCTACACATAAGAACACATACCCAGATAGTGGTTGATTACTGTATCCATTTTGATATGCTCTCTTAATTGCATTAGGATTTATTTCTTCCATCATTAATCTTAATGCATCTACTTTAGATTCACCTACATATTTGTGTGTATAGTATTGATTAGTTATATTCTTTTCTTCTACCTTATCGAAGTCATATATGTATATGTTTTCTATTCCTAATCTAACTAATAGTTCTACTACTCTAGAACCCATTGCACCTATACCTATTACATGTACTGGTGCATCTAATTTTGTTGGATTAAAGAACTCTAAATGTTTTGTTAGTTCCATTAATAACTACCTCCATAATAATTGTCATACCAATATGGGTTCTTTGCTTGTGAATAATATAATGAATCATCATCGCATACTTCCCATGTAAGTACATCTGGTTTATTATATTTAGATTCATCTACTTCTCCCCAGTATGCTACTCGTTTATATTCTTTTCCTTCTTTGATAGTTGCTATAACTAATTTATCATATTGTTTTATTCTATCTTTAATATATTTAATAGTCATAGTCTTATCCTTTGAAAAGAATTGTGACTTCATAAAGTTTGCTACTTGAGTTAAAGTTTGATATCTTAATACTCTACCTTCATGTGTAGTTAAATCTAATTTATCACCATCTAATATCTTATCTTTAAGTAATGAACCTTGTACTGGTTTAGGTTTCTGTAACATTTCTTTTTGTTCTTCATACCAATCTAAATTATCTTTGTGTGCATCTGGTAGATATATATTTAAATCTAGATCACTATATAATATATTATTTTCTACATCATATAATCTTAATGTTAAGTCTTCGCGTTTATTCATAACCATTATAATATAATAGTCATGTACTTGTGTTAATAGTCTAGTATAATATTCTTCATCAACACCTGATGGTGTGACACCCATGTTAACATGTGAATGTCCTTGGAATCTCATGTTATTTAATACTTCATCTGGTAATTCCATACACCAATTAGGATATAAATCATCATCACTTTCTACTGTTACACTAGTTATTTTTTGTGGATAAACTAATATATCTGTGATGACAAAGTTTCTATCTTGTCTATGTACTACACCATGCCATGCTATTTCTACATCTGTTTCTTCTATTAATGTACGCATCTTTATGTATGCTGTTGGTGTAATATATATTGTTGGGTCATCTACATCTGGTATTGTTTCTTCTAATATTTTACTTGCGTCTAATTTTAAATCTATCTTTGATAAGTCATAAAATGTTGTTGACTCTAGTTGTTCAAGTAATAGTTCTTTTATCTTATCTTTAGAACTATCTAAATTAATTAGTGTCTTCTTCATTTGCTACCTCCATCTTTGCTAATGCTTCTGATGCTGTCATAACTTCATCTTTATACATAACATAATATTGTTGTGGATAATTATTTAAGAAGTCTTTGAATCTACTTAATACTGCAGTGTCTGCTAAGTTTATACTTCTAGTTGATGTTGCTAATAGATCACCTAGTATTGTAAAGTTATTATCTTTTATTGCTTCATTAATTGTTACTTCAAATTGTCCTAAACAATTAAAGAAATAATGATGTGGATTAAATCCTACTTTATATGTTCTTCTATCATCTGGATATGGGTTATCTCTTATAACAATTATTCTATTTCTATAGTCATCACCTATTAAATTTAAACAATAAACTGAACTACTTATAAAGTAACCGTTGCCTTCTTCATATAATCCTTTCCATAATCTTTTGAAGTTATCATTGTCACTTAAATTTCTTAAAATACATTCAACATAATCAGGGTCATAGATATCTAGTGGTGTTTTAACTGTTATATATAATCTATTATTATCTCTTCTTATGTCTATGATATTAGGATTCTTCAAAAATGTTTTGATGCCATCTATTATATCATCATTCTCTTCCATTGTTGCTGCGAAGTATTCTCTTTGACTACGCTTTAAACTTTCTAATGCTTGTTGATATGTACTCTTTGCATCATTGAATTGTCTTTCAGCTGAAGCTAATCTATTTCTAGGTGCTTCAGTTATACTGTCTTTTAATAAGATAAAGTATTGTTCTTTTTCTAATTCTTTAATGATCTTCTGAATATACTCTTGTGATTCTACATCTGTGATTGCATGTAATAAATCTTGCTTAGGTTTTCTAGATAGCTGTGTATATCTAATCATTTGTTTACAAAGAGTTAATTCTTTTTCAGTCATTTGCTCTTTAATTGCTTCGTATTGCATTGGTAATAGTGCAAACGCTAATAGATTATGTGCATATCTATATCTATCTAAGTTTCTATTACTCATTATAATCATGTTGTTCTCTAAGAATCCTACTCTAATTCTTAAATCGTTAGCACGATACTCATATTTATTTAAAGCATCTTCTGTTTGCTTAACGATTACATCTATAGCTGGATTAGATGTGAAGTTACCTTCAGTTCCATCAAACCAACTATCAATAAAGTCTGTTTGTTCTCTTACAAATATAATTCTAACATTTGAGTTTGATTTCTCAACTGTATAATCTCTTATTGCAGTTAATAAATTATCTACTCTTTGATTATCTATTGAGTAAGTATCTATCTTAATGTCATGCATTGCATACATTAATAATATCTCATCCATTCTAAATTCACCGAAGTAACTATTAGGTGCATGAGATGATGGTACTTGTACCTCTCCGCAATGCTCTTTTATATAATTTGTAATCATTCTGTCCCAATAATTTACGACAGCTGTATAACCAAATAACATATTTCTCCTTTCTAGTAATATAAAAGGGAGTCATAAGACTCCCGCTCTATGTCACTATGCATTATTTGTTTTAACTATTGATGTGATTAAACATTTATTAGTAATGTTCATATCACTTAAAGTTTTATCCATGTATCCAGCAGGTAGTGGTGTACCATCTACTGAGATTTGAGTAACTCCATAATCAATTGAGTTATCTTCTAGGATATCTCTAACTGTTGTGTTAGCTGGGTACATCTTTGTAGTTTTACCTGTAGTTGTACCTATAATAACATTAATCATTTCTTTTCTCCTTCCTTAATATTTAAAAATTATTCTGCAGATTCGTCATCAATTTCGATAATAAGTTCTTCTTTACCTAATGCTTTAAGTGCTGCAGTAACTTGAGATTCAATCTTATTAACTCTTCTTAAGATAGCTTCTAGATTATATAAATCTTGATCATCTAGGATACCATCTTCATTCATTTCGAAATCTCCTACTGCTTTACCTTCACAAAATACAACTCCATTTCTAGAGAATGCTGTTGCGTTAGCATCATCAGTAGTAGCTACTCTAAAGATTTCCTCTCCTGTTTTTTCGTTTGTAAGTACTAGTGCTTCTTCATTTAATGCTTCTAGTTTTCTTACATTGTCGTTGTCAATTACATCTGAAGTAATACGACATCTTCCTTCAAATATTTTTGCTTTAGCCATTTCTGTTTTCTCCTTTCTGCGTCCGCGAAAGCAATAGGACGCATGTAGTTATGCACTACTTATCGTTTACTATCTTTTGATAATAAACAATAAGTAATGTATAGCTGATAATATACATTACTCAAGGAAGTGAATACCGTATAGTGACATGCGATACCCTGGAGTTAATAAACTCCTCGAAGTGTACAAGTTGGCATAATAGATTATAATAGAATAGTGAAACTATTTTATCAGAATAAAAAAGAATTTACTTATATTATACATACGATTTTAAATATGGCATTCGCCTGAATTGTCACCTAACTTATACACCTCAAGGAACTTACTAAGTTCCTAGATATATTTATTATACCACATAGGGGTGGCGTAAGCCAACACCCTATGTAGATTCTTTATAACACTTATCTTCTAGATATGTTTCATTTCCAAATGATATACATTCAAACATCTTTTCTTCTGTTGGTAGTATACCAAATGGGTCTCTAGTATATTCAAAATCATTATCTAGATAATACTGACATTGTTGATATGCTCTTAATTTACTTAATGTATCTTCTGGGTCATAATCTATTGTATAAAGTGGTGCAAATGTTTTAACAAATCTATCTAAATCCTCTGGTATTTCTCCAAACTCTTCTTCTAGTTCTTCAGTTTGTTTTCTTTTCTTATAATCTTGCATTTTCTTAGAACGAATTGCTCGTTGTTCGTCATATATTTCTAATACTTTATTCTTAACTGAATACCATTTTCTAGTTTTATCATTGTAGTATGTGCTTTTCCAGTTTTCTTTATCTATTATAATATTCTCTCCGTTTTCTAGTTTGGCTGTTATATTACTTCTAGTTTTTCTATAAATTAATTTTTCAATAAGTTTAATTGTACTTGAACAATATGATTTCATTAAAAAGCCTACAGCTTCTCCATATTTTATTTGTGGTATATTTCCTTCCCAAGTATAATAAACTCTATAATGGTTCTTTGTATAAAGCTCTGTTTCTTTTTCTGTTAGCTTTCTTTCACTTATAACTATCATATTTATTTCCTCATAAAGTTAGAGAAGAGCCTATAGCTCTCCTCCTTCTTCGATTGTAGCTGATAACTGAGTATATGGATATATTCTAAATCCATTTCCTTCTTGTACTTCGATTTCAGCTTCTTTACCTTTAAATGCTTTTAGTAATTCCTTACTATCCATTTTAGGTAATTTAAGTTGATTACCTAGATTACATAACTGAGCTATTACATATCTCTCAGTATTTTCATTGATGTTGTTGAATAAGTGATGTATATTTCCATCGCTATCCTTTACTTCAATGTCTAGATATTCTCCTCTTGAGTTCTCTTTAACAGATACCTCATTAATTGTTACTAAGTTTAGACCTCTTAGTGCAGGTGTAAAATCAAATTTTAACATTTCTTATACCTCCTTATTTAATTTTACTTTAAGACTTACTTATTCATAAGCCTTACACTGGCAAGTGTAGGCGTTTACTATTTCCTATACTTACTACTGTAAGACTTATCAATATTTCTGATTAATCTTATTCCTTTCTAATATCACCTAATCCTAACTGACCGCGACACCTGTTATCAGTCGTATTCATACACACATATCAACTAAACTATTTAATTGTCAAAGAACTACTCTATTATCTCGAGACAATGGAGACGTATCACGGGTTCCTGGAGTAAACAAGTGACAAGCGATAGCGAGACGCCGTAGGGCAGCACTTGTTTATGGAAGGGTTCTGTGATATGTTGGAATGTCTTGAGGTAATAGGGTGGTTCTAAGTGTGCATAGTACGTAGTATGTATGGGTACGATAGGTGCGAAGTGCGAGGTTTTCTAGGACTAGTAACGCGTTACAATTCTCGTGCAAAAACCAGGGCTCAGCTAACAGTTCTTAACATGCGAGTGTCTTTCTGGAGTCTTGTCGCTCGTCAAATCGATTGCGGCTCAAATCCACTTGCGACATTCGATTGATTTCTTTTCGTGTGTCCGCGAAACTTTTGAAATTTTTTGTTTGTGATTTTGAAAAAGTGCCATTTTAGATACGAATTTTGTATTTGTACATAGTATTTTACATATATTATATGTATATATTATGTAAATAGTATATATGTTCGTATATATATATA